CACACCACTAGTCCTAAGAAAGGAGGAGTAGCATGTTACTTGTGTTAAGGAATAGTTATGGCTGGGGTAGCACAATGTATGCTCCCGCAATAGCTATATCCAAGAGTGACCTTCAACCCTTACACGAAAGACGTATTGATGTCATTCAGAGGGGTCCTGGGCAAAAATGGTGCGGAAGTGGGGATGTGTTTATTTCACATACCACCTATCGACAACATTATTCACCTGGGAAGGGCTCTGCTTCCAGACTGTACAACGAGCCTGAATGTCGAACAGACAAGGGGGCTTGTCCACCGTACTTGGGGGGCTTCGGCCCTGTGCTTCCAAGTCCAAAAGCCTATATGATGGCTGGTGGGTGTACAGGTAATCTGCTGTGGATTGCAGCGATGTCGATTACAAAGCAGGGTAAACGCTATAAGGTTTATTCCCAACAACAGGCTATACTTATTGGTAGCTCTGGAACTGGGAAAGAATCGAATAGCATCTCGCACAATGAGTGGATGGATTGGGATCCAGGGTATGATTACATTGTGAAGCGCGCTATAACTGACCTATATGATTGGTTTGATATTCACGCCTCTAACCCTTGGAGCCCTATTGGGAACTTAACGATCTCACGCTTCGTTCCTGATGGCACCATCACGCATGTTCCACCCGTTGGGGCAGCTACGGTCTTTGCTATGGATAGGTGGAGATTCTTCCACCTCACTGGCTCGACCGGAGATGGCAGCTGGAATGCCCATTTTCAAGAGGCATATATAGCTGCTACTGAAAATCTTCCATTCTTTGATGGCAATAATATTGCCAATTTAGTGGAAGCTGCTTCCTTAGTTAAGGATTTAATAGGGCTCTTAAAGGGAGACCCATCCTTGGCTGCGGATATAGCTAAGCTCGGCTCAAAAGCCACCATGAAAGATGTGGCGAAGTATGCCGGAGACGCTTGGCTGAAGTATCGTTACCAGTACTCGACGACCAAAATGGACATTGAGGAGATGGCGGACATCATTGCCCGCACAGCCAACGTGTACAGTAAGGAAGTTAAGACAGGTGCGAGTGTGGAATACGATGGAGGCGTTTTCAGCGCCACCATGTCTGTATCTGGAGCAGACGTATTTCCACCTTCCCTTTCTAAGGGATTACCATCAAAATATTGGCAAGGAAGGATGGGACTCAACCTAGATGCTTATAACATCTGGGACATGATTCCTTTCTCCTTCATAGTCGATTGGGGCCTCCATATTGGGGATAAGCTCCAGCTCGCTCGCGATCGCGAGTTGAGTATTATGATGGACATTCATGACGTGTGGTACTCATACCGCAAGTCATGGGTAGAGGGACAGGTAGAATATTCAGTATACCTGCGATTCCACTCTACCGGGGCATTAGTTGGTATGCCCCTTGTAACTGAAAAGCCCGTAGCATCCGATCTTACGGTGGCACAACGGGCGGCGGACACCCTCTCATTAGTCGCTTCCTCACCCAGGAAGTGATCTGGGAGGAAGAATCTAAGGAGGAATGTCTTATGTCAATTGTAAGTAAATTTGCTTACACCAACAACACCCCCTCAACATTTGAGGTGGCTCCTGTCAGTATTGACTTGGCAGGTGACTACTCTAACAAAACGTTAGAGAAGAACAAAAAGGTTCAGGAGACCTGGTTTAACAACCTGAGTACACCGAACTCGCAGATGGAGACAATTATCATCCACTGCAACAAGATCGACACGGTAGATACAGACCTGACTGTCTTCAACCCTAGTAAGTATAAAGGGGGAATCCAGTTTCGGGTTACTGCCGAGGAGATCCTGCGTACAACTAATACGGAAGACCTGAACTGGGCTGTGGACGACCCTATTGTGGCGTCCATCCAGGTAAGGTGTCCGTACAGTGACTACGTCACGGACGAGCATATCGCCGAGGCCATTCTTAGGGCTTTAGGCGCTCTGCGCGATCCTGTTACCGGGGAGTGGCAGATCCTTAAGATTATGAAAGGTGATACCAATCCCACCAACTAATTTCTTTAGCCTGTATTAGGCGGAAAGGAGTAATTATGAAGTTGGGCAATTCCCACTTCGTCTCCCTTATTACGGGGGACAAGCAGCTTAGTACCTCTGACAAGTTCGTCGAGGCTAACTTGCCCCAGGTAGAGTTATTATCTCTTACTTGGGTCGCTCTGGCTACGGACTGGAAAGAAGAAGCAGGAGAGTATATAACCCATCTGCTGGCGCATTCGCGCTCTCTCTCTAGTGCCATTAATCACGCCCAGATAATTGCTGATCATCTTATTAAGGTGGCAGCAGGCCAGACAAATGAGGGCGAAACAGTCGTCCTTGAAGACGGCTGGATGGAAATGGACTTTTCCCTGTTCGAAGGTGACGACCTTCGCGGGGCTCTCCAGGTATTACGGTTTCCTAAAAGGTTTACCTACCTGGAAGCGGACAACCTCGATAAACTGACAACCCAGAAATTCTGGGGGATGCAGCATGAGGACCGCATGAAGAACATTTCTCTCCCGACTCGGTGGGCCACCAGTGCCTGTCGTGTCTCATACCTGGAACTCATCCAGGAGGAGGCTGCAGCTCTTTTCAAGAGTTATCTGCCCATCTCACCCGACCCTATCAGGCGGGGGGTAGACAGCGGCCTGGGAGCGTACTCAACCGGGCATACGTGTGATTGCCCCGACGGGGACAAGCGCGTAGCAACTAAACTTACGTATCGGGCATTTCCTATGGACCATAATCTTAGGTTCCCGTACATCCAGAAAGCCCCTGTAGTTAGGGCTAAGGAGTACTTAACCTGGTATTCCCCGGATCCGGGGAGCCAGTACGCAGAAGAGGGGTGGATTACCACTTCGCACTCTGCCTGGGATGACAGGGAGAAGATACCTGCCAACTATGCACCTGGGATTACGTGGCCGCATGGTTACGGTATTGTAACCGCCACAAGTTACCTCCTCCCCGTGCCGAAGAATTATAAAATAGGCCGGGGGATAGTAGAGGAAAACTCCTCCAGGCAGTTCTTCCTGGAGGCGATACGGAAAAGCCTGTGGAACTGCATATCGTACTCCAGCCAGCATGACTACACTGACTGGAAGAAGACGGGCAGGGGAAGCTCTCTTTGCTTCTCTCGCAGGCGCGGGATAGAGATCGACCAGCAGGATCAGAACCAGCTGGCAGCATTCACCGGGTCAATAGACGGCGGGTATGCGACTATAGACTCTACCTCGTTCTCGGATTCAATCTGCTTCTCGGCAGCAAGGCTTATTTTACCGCCTGCAGTTTTCCGGGATGTAGCAAGTTACCGAGCTCTGTATGTGACTGATGCGTCAGGAGTCGCTAGGTTAAATCACATGTGGTTAACCAGCGGCGCCGCATGTACACATCTCTCCGAGGGTAGTATTCTCCTCTCGGTAGCAAGAGCCGCTTACAGAATAGTGGAAATGTGGGGCACCAACGTCTCAGATTTCCTCCCTCCCCTGGTATTCGGGGATGACTTAGCGATCGACGCACGGGTATTTGAGACCATGCGTTGGTTGATGGAGCTGTTGGGATTCCATATCAATCCTGAAAAGACCTTTATTGAAGGTCCCTATAAGGAGAGTTGTGGGGTAGAATACCTTGACGGGCAGCCGATGGATTCATCGTACTGGCCCCGTAAAGGATTAGACCTCAGGTTCCCGACGCCAGAGGTTTATGCAACCTTGGTTGATCTCCAGCACCGTTTCTACGAGTATAAGCCGGTGAGAGAATACCTTGCTCGCTGGTTTGAAAGTAGGTTAGGGAAAAGGCAGACGTTCAGTACGCCCTTTAGTCCCAATGCGGACATAGGGGACCCTTGGGCTCCTATACCTTGGAGCTTGAAAGTTCCGGAGTTCGCCCATTACGAGCGCGGGAAAGGTGTGGTCGTAGATGTGTGGTTAGATTACCACTTGACCACGAAATCCTCTCCTGAAGATCCGGGCAAGGGACCGAACTATGATGCATGGATCTACGCGGCATATTTACGCGAAGGTCCTCTTCCCCATGCTGACCCTGTTCTTAAGGAAGCCGGATGCACTCAGTCCAGGCTGACCTCAGGTCAGTTCATGAAACCCAAATTAATTTTCGGGTTTAACCACTAATGTGGTGGTCGCCTTTAGCACGGGCGGCCGGGGTGTGGACTCGAATTAGAGCCCTCACTCATTGAAGTGCATGGA